AATACCACAAAGAGTGAAAACACCAGAAAATCAAGGAAAAAAACCGAAAAAAACCCAGAAAAAAGCAGGAAAAAAAAGCCCCAAAAACGAACATATGCACCCCAAAAAACCTAGAAACCACAGAGAGTAGTCAAAACAACCACAGAAAGTATTTGCCCTATAAACGATTCCTAGAAGTTTTATGAGTAATACCCTTAGAAGCACTATTAAAGCCCTTAGAAGCGCTCTAAACAGCCCTAGAAGCGAAACCACACACAGTGACCAAACAACCACACACAGTGAAAATTAGGAACTCCTACCTAGTGAAACAATTCACAAACAAACAAGGTGCATACAGTCGAACAGGTGCCCGGTTCTGCTCTAGGGTCACCCTACCTAACACCCCATGTTAAGCAAGCCTAACATTTATTGTTAAGACAAGAGAATAAACGATGTTAAGCACACTTAACACCAGCAAAGACAGGGGTACCGGCACCCACAGGGCCCCACCCCATCATCAACAATAGTATGTATAGATATGGAGGGACGGTGCGGTGTCTGGGGGACGGTTTTTTAGGTGAGGTCTATGAAGATGCATTCTCCGGGGCATTCTTCTGCGGATTCTATGGTGGCTTCTACGTCTTCTGGTTGGACGGTGGCTGTTCCTTGTGCCATTTTTAGGGCGGGTTCGCCTTTTGGTGCGCCGTCTGGTCCGTAGATTGTGGGCCATTGTTGTTCTTTGACGTAGGCGAGTCCGTCGTCGTGCATTTGGAAGACTGCGGGCGCGATTTCTGCGCAGAGTCCGTCTCCTGTGCAGAGGTCTTGGTCTATCCATACTTTTAGGCCGGTTACTTCGTTTGGTTGCATGACGGTTTTTCTCCTTGTGGGGCTTGGCTTGTGGTCCCAAACCAGAACCTTTTGGGGTTCTGGTTTGTTTCTAGTGTTTGCTTGGCCCCCCTCCCTTTATCCCTCCCCCCTTATAGCCTGAAGTGTCCCGCTTTGTAACGCTATTGTTACGTGTTTGTAACATGATTGTAACATTGGGGGGTGTTTGTTTCCCGTATGGTGGGAAGGTGGGGTGTTATGTATAGATATGGGACACATGCGGGTTTATTGTTAGGAGGTTGTTGTATGGCGCAGAATGGCGGCGGTAAGGGTTGGGTTTGGGATGAGGATTCTGGGTCTAAGGTTATGCCGGAGTTGTGGGTTAAGTTGTTGGATTGGTTGTTGCTTGGGCCTGATCGCGATCCCCAGCATCAGTATGAATGGGCTGAACAGAATAAGATTCATAAGGACTCTGTTCGGCGCATTAAGCGTGATGCTCGCTTTATTCGCGAGTGGGATCGTCGTGCTGCGGAGTTGAATGTTTCTCCTGAGCGCACGCAGTCGGTTGTTGATGCGTTGCATCAGCAGGCTGTGGCGGGGAATACTCAGGCTGCTTCTTTGTATTTGCAGTATATTGATAAGTTTACGCCGACTCGTAAGGTGGTGGTTGATGAGGCTGCTGTTGAGGGTATGTCTGATAAGGAGTTGGCTTCAGCGTTGGAGGCTGAGGTTCGTCATTTGCGGGCTGTTTCCGATGGCTAGTATTGTTGGTGGTTTAAGCCAGATTATGCCTATGGTGGTTGGTCAGGAATCTGAAGATACTTCGTATCAGGACCGTTTGGAGGCTGAGTTGGGTGAGGGTGTTGCTGGTACGGGGCTTCTTTCTAGGGAGATTCTTGCAGAGTATTTGCCTATTTCTGAGGGTGTGGTAAATTACATTTATGATGATAAGCGGAAAGATGCGGATGGGCGGCCTGCTAGGTGGAATTTTAATGGTGGTAATGCTGGCGATCCTACGATATTTGCTGGGGTGAATTTGCGCGCTCAGTATGGTGAGGATTGGTGGCAGAAGTTTTCTGGCGAGTTTGGTGCTAAACAGTTTTATGGCCCTGAGGTTCGTAATAAAATTGAACCTTCTGTTTTGGAAAATTTTGAAAGCGATGTTATAAGTGGTTTGGGTGAGGATGTTTGGAATAATTTATCTCCTTGGACTCAGAGTGCGTTAAACGATTTTGCCTATAACCATGGCATAGCGGGTACTTTTAAAGGTTATCCTTCTATGGTTAGGGCTATTAAAGAGGGTAATTATGAGAGAGCGGCTGATGAGGCTGGTGATTGGTTTACGGAAGATTTGGGCTTTGATGATAAAGGTAATCGTATAGAGCATAATCCTTCTCGTGTCCAGTTTTTGATTGATGCTTTGCATCATGAAACGGATAGACGTTTACCTTCTGCGGCTAAACGTCAAGCAGAAGAAGGGTTTGTTGAGGGTTCTGATTTTATTAGGCCACAGCGGGCACAGCAAGCGGAGCAGCGCGCTAGAGATATTTTGGATGACGCTAAGTTTCGTAAACAAAACCCTGATTTGGGTTTTGGTTTGATGGATACTCGGCGCGGGTTTCGTGGGCGTGAGATGAGGTAAGTGTGAGTGGTGATGAGAACGTGGGCGCAGATTTTGATGATGACTGGATGGATGATATTGAGTGGGATGATGACGACAATATTATTTGTGGGGTTGAAAACCCGGAGTCTTGCGAGTCTTGTCAATGAGTCGTGTCGCTGATCTCCGTCGTGAAGCGGAGTGGCGTAGATGCGCGTCGGATGAGCAGTATTTTCTTTGCAATTATTGGCATATCGCTCACCCTGCTCATGGCCGCATATTGTTTGATCTCCGAGAGGCTCAAAGATATGCGCTTGGGCATTGGGATGCTAACAGATACTCTCTTACGCTTAAAGCAAGGCAGATCGGATGGTCTACTTTAGTAGCAGCCCATCAACTGTGGTTAGCGTTTTTTCATCCTGACCAGAACATTATTGATTTGTCTCGTACCGAGCGTGAATCTGTTTTGTTGTTGAAGAAAACTAAGTACGGGTTTAAGCATTTGCCTGAATGGATGTTGGATCGTGGTCCTAAATCGTTGATGGAGCATCAGCAACGCATGGCGTTTGATAATGGTTCTCAGATCACGTCTATGCCTTCTGCATCTGATCCGGCCCGTGGCGAATCTGCTTCTTTGATAGTGGTGGATGAGTGGGCTTTCTTACCTAATCCTGAAGAAGCGTGGGCTTCTATTGAGCCGGTAGCCGATGTGGGTGGACGTATTATTGGTTTATCTACTGCTAATGGTTCAGGTAACTTTTATCACCAACTTTGGGTTGGTGCTTCTACGGGTACGAACAAGTTTGAACCTATGTTTTTTCCGTGGTCTGCGACAGAGGATCGTGCTGATGCGTGGTATCAGGAAAAGGTTGATTCTATGTTGCCTTGGCAACTTGCGCAGGAGTATCCGACTACGCCGGAAGAAGCGTTTATTAAATCTGGTAACCCTGTTTTTGATTTGGATGTGTTAGAAAGAATGGAATCGGCGTGCCGTGAGGGTGTTTCTGGCTGGTTGCATCGTGTTCCGGGTAGTCCTGTGGAGTTTAGAGTAGCATGAGTTTAACTGTTTGGAAAGACCCAGAAGTAAACCATATTTACTGTATGGGTGTTGATACCGCTGAAGGTTTAGCACACGGAGACTTTTCTTGTATTCAAGTTTTGGATGTTCGTACAAGCGAACAGGTTGCGGTTTGGCATGGGCATATACCGCCTGATGAACTAGCAGAAGAAGTTTATAATTTAGGCATGTGGTACAACAAGGCGTTGTGTTGCGTGGAATCTAATAATCATGGTTTAACAACTATTGTTCAGTTGCGCCATTTAGGTTATCCGAACATGTTTAGGAAACGTTCTTTAAATCAGGTTACTGATACTATTTCACAGGAATTTGGTTGGAAAACTACCCGCACGTCTAAACCTTTGTTAATTGATGATTTAGGGATGGCGTTACGTAACGACGAGTTAACGTTGTATGATCGTTTTACTGTTGCTGAGTTGCGTTCTTATGTTCGTAATGATCGGGGAACTATGTCTGGTTCCCCGCATGATGACCGTGTGATGGCTTTAGCGTTGTCTAATCAGATGAGACAGTATGCGTTTATGCCTGAATATGCGCCGGTTGTAGATGATTATTGGACTATAAATTGGTTTGCGCGAATGATTACGGAGAATGAAAAAGAAGCATCAGAAAACAGAATTGGTGCTTCTACTGTTCGGGGTTCTATTTAATTTGGGACACCTTGTCCTTGTTATATGAGGATATTCTTAAGGAGGATATTTAATGGCAACAAAATTTGTTTCTCACACTAGCGGTACTCGTACTGTTGATGGGACCAGCCAAAGTTCACGTTTAGAGCGCGGCCAGTCCGTATGTTCTAATCCGGCTAAAGAGGGAAGTTCTACTAACACACAAAAAGCAGACCCTCGTGCAGCAGGAAGTGGAGATATGCACGCTGGTGTTTCTGTACGCCAAACTCCGGTTAATCAACACGGGATTACAGGCAACGTAGAACCTGCCGGTCAACAACCAAAGCACAGCCGCGCATAGCAATGGCGGTTTTACCACCGTCTGCTACATTTGAAGAATTCAGCGTTTATTGCGCTGAAATCAATGGACCTCAGACGGATGAAGAAATTGCTGAATTGTGGGAATGGCGACAAAAACTTTTGGGTTTCCAAGTTATAACTGGTGCCGGGTTTAGATCTTTGCTCCCTGAAGATGAAAAGCATATGACACGTAAAGAAAGAGGCGACAAGGCTTATGCTGAGGCAACAGCCCAAGGCCGCAATATTGAACCTGTTGGAGCGCGGTGGGTGTAATGGCTAAAAAAACTCGTAAAGAAAAACATGAAATAATAACTGAAAGAATTATTTCTTCTACTCGTTGGCGTAACGAAATGGGTTACGACCAACTTTGGAAAAGAATGATTGATCTTTACCGAGGAAAACATTGGCCACAAACTACAGCAAATAACGAAGATTTAATTGCAGTAAATATTGCGTTTTCTACTATCAATGTTATTGCGCCTTCTGTTTCTGTTAACCATCCTAAAATTGTTGTAACTCCTAATCAGCCTGAAGACGAAGATCGTGCTGTTTTCGTTGAGGCTGTAGTAAATCATCTTTGGAAGCATCATGATTTTCGCACGCCTTTCCGAAGCGCTGTAAAAGATTTTCTTATTTTTGGGCATGGTTGGATCAAGGTTGGTTGGAAGTTTGTTGAACAAGAACGTTCGTTAAGCGATGCTGAACGCCAAATGTATCTGGATGAATCTATTGTTGAAGCAGATACTTTTGCTATGCAAAACCCTGATATGGCTGCTGAACTTCCTTCAGATGAAGACTTGGCCGCAAATCTTCCTTCTACAGAGATGACTGTTGTTGAAGATCAGCCTTTTGTAGAACGTGTTTCTCCTTTTGATATTTTGGTTGATCCAGAAGCAACTTGCATGGATGACGCTAGTTGGATAGCACAAAGAATTATACGTCCTTTGGAAGAAGCCAAAGCGGATAAACGCTATAAGGCTTCTGCGAGAAAACAATTAACCGCAGATGCTACTACTGCTGATCCTTTACAAAACCCTGTAAGAGATGAACGTTATGTTTCTGACGCCGAGCGTGTAATTATTTGGGAATATTACGATATTGCTGGAAACACTATGTGTGTTATGGCTGATTCTGGGGACGAGTTCCTTGTGGACCCTACACCTATGCCTTACGCTTACGGTCAACCTTTTGTAATGTTGCGGAATTATGATATTCCAGATTATTTTTACCCAATGGGTGATTTAGAAGCAATAGAATCTTTGCAGGAAGAATTAGATAAAACACGAAGCCAACTTGTAAACGCTAGAAAACGTTACGGGCGTAAGTATTTGTATCACGAACGTTCGTTTGGTCCTGAAGGACGTGAGGCTTTAGAATCTGAACAAGACGGACGGTTTGTTCCTGTTGTTGACGAGAACAAACCATTATCAGAAGTGGTTATGCCATTACCTCAAATACCGCTTTCTCCTGAAGTTTATAACACGTCTTCAATTATTGAAAATGACATTAACGTAGTTTCCGGTGTGTCCGAGTATGCTCGCGGGCAGATGCCTGAGATACGTCGTACTGCTACTGAGGCTTCAATTATTGCCGATGCTGGGAATGCTAGAGCAGCGGACAAACTAGCGATTGTAGAACTCGGCATCGGCATGATCGCACGTCGTGTAATCCAAGTTATGCAACAATTTATGACTGGTAAACAAATGGCTCGTGTCGCCGCTAACGGTGGCGAAAACTTGTTTGTTCCTTTCGTGAGAGACGACATTGTTGGAGAATATGATTTCAGTGTAGAGGCTGGGTCTACACAGCCGATGAATGACACAATTAGGAAACAGCAGGCTGTTTCTTTGTTGAATGCAATGGGTCCACTTGTTGGAACTGTTATAGATCCTGTTGCTTTAGCCAAACATGTTCTTCAGCAAGGGTTCGGTATTAAGAATCCTGATAAGTTTATTATGCAACAGCAACCTCAACCAGAAATGGGTGGGGATCCAAATGCTGCTGCCGGGATGCCCCCGGATATGTTGAGCGCACCGCTTCCTGCTCCCGATCAAGCAGGTGCTTTTGCTCCTACCGGCGGTATCCCGCCAGAGTTGTTAGCACAGATGCAAAGCCAAATGGGTTTGGATCTGGCTAATTTATAATGGGACACTTTGTCCCTGTTTATTAGAGCAACCTTGTGGACTCTAAAGTGAGGTAAAAAATGGATGACGAGTTGACGGAACCCACGGAAGTGGATAATTCTGAAGCGTCGGAAGAAGTAATAGAGGAACCTGCGGGCGAATCATACATTGTAAAAGTGGATGGTGAAGAATCTCAGGTCACCCTTGAAGAACTTCAAGACGGCTACCAGCGACAAGCGGATTACACACGTAAGACGCAAGAGTTGGCAGACGAACGTAAACGGTTACAGCAAGCAGAGGCGATTGTTTCTTCTTTGGAAAATAATCCAGAGGAAACACTCAAAGCACTTGGTGAAGCGTTTGGTGTTGCACAACCTATAAGGCAAGCGGCTCCAGTTCAAGAATCTTATGATTCTTGGGAAGGAGAAGCACAGCCAGAGGATGCGACGGCGAAACGTTTAGCGGAGTTAGAGGCTCGTCTTGAGCAGCAAGATCGTTTAGCACGTAAACAACAAGTAGAAAAACAGGTAGAAGGTCTTAAGGAACAATACGGAGAGTTTGACTCTGATGAACTTTTCCAACATGCGTTGCGGCACAAAATAGGAAACCTTGAAGCAGCATTAACTCATATGCGGTTTGGTGAAGTTTCTGAAAAAGCGACAAAGTTGGAAAAAGAACAAGAGCGCACTGGGGCTAAACGGGATGCGTCAGTTGTTGAATCTGGTGGTTCAACTGCTGCACAGGCTGTTAAGACTCAGACTAAAACTCCTCCGCAAACGATCCGAGAGGCTTTTGCTCAGGCTAAGAAAAACTTAACCTGATAATTTCACTGTAGGAGGTGGACAACAAAAATGGCTGGTAACAGTAATTTTGATGAAATACTTTCCACTACCCTGAATAACTACATACCGAAGTTAGTTGATAACGTCTTTTCGGCTCGGCCTCTATTTTATGCCATGACCAAAGGCGACAACATTCGTCGTGTATCAGGTGGTGCGAAAATCGTAGTCCCCATTATTTATGGTTCAAACTCTACCGCTGCTTCATATTCAGGTTCAGATACTATAGCGGTTACCGCTCAAACAGGTATCTCAGCCGCTGAATACGACTGGAAACAGTACGCAGCGACAGTAAGCATTACTGGTATAGAGGAAGCCAAAAACAATGGCGAGGCTCAAATAATTGACTTGCTTGAAGGGAAAATATTCCAAGCACAGGAAACCATCATTGACAACATGAACACCATGATGTGGGGCGATGGTTCTGGCAACTCAAGCAAGGACTGGGAAGGTGTGCAAAGTTTAGTTTCTGGTAGCACTGTGGGTGGTATTAACCCATCTGGTTCTGGTAACTCTTTCTGGGCGCCAACTCAAACAAACCTTGGTGGAGCGTTGTCTCTTTCAGGAATGGGAACTATTTATAACACCGTTTCTGTAGGTAACGATCAACCTACTATCATATTTGCAAGACAACAGGGCTATGAAGCCTACGAAGCATTGCTTTCAAGTCAGATTCGGTACACCGACACTGACTTGGCTGACGGTGGATTCCAGAATCTTATGTTTAAGGGTGCGCCCGTAACATTTGATTCAAGTTGTCCAGCAAATGAAATGTACTTCCTTAACACGAAATACATGCAACTTGTAGGCCACAGCGATGTTTGGTTTAAACCAACTCCGTTTGTGCGACCAAATGACAAAGATGTTGTGTACTCACAAATTCTTTGTTACGGAAACATGACCATTAGTAATCGTGCGCGTCAAGGACGTTTACACGGAATTACCAACGGTTAATTCTGCTGTTAGGTGGGGACTGCTTGCGGTCCCCACCCGACACAAAGGAAAAAATATGAGAGTTAGAGCAGTCGCTTACAAAAACAATATGCGACCTTATGGGCAACCAGCAGAAAATTTTAAAGATGCTACTCCTCGTCCTCAAGCAGTAGGACCGAACAGAAATGTTCATCAAGTAGCAGATACTAGTGTTGTAACAATAACGCAAAATTCTAATCTTTGTTCTGCAACTAAAAAAAATGGTGATCCTTGCAAAGGGCATAAAGTGGGAGATAGCGAGTTTTGTTCTTTTCATAGAGGATAGAGGATTTAATGCAATTATCAGAAATGCGTGAATACGCCAGAAATGTTGTTGATATAGATACAACAGATATTTCTAACGCTACATTAAATCATTTCATCTCTGAAGGATATAATCTTATTATCCATTCTGAGAAACGTTGGCCGTTTCTTGAAACCTCAACCACTTTTTCTACTGTTGCTGGGACTAAAGATTATTCGTTAAACACTGTAGGCGCAAATGAATCTACTGGAAATGGTTTACGAGAAATAGGTAGTTTAAAAACAGACGACCACGTTATTGAACTAATCGGGTTTGATGACGGCGACATTATGTACCCGTTAGATACAAATACTACTGGTGAACCTTGGTATTGGTCTTATTGGAGCGACACAGT